TGCTCGTGTCGTGTGAGGTCGGGATACGGTGCATCGGATACAAACTCGGCGGAAATTTTTTGCTGCCTTCGGTCGGTCGGTGCTGCGGTCGTGAGCGGCGGCGCCGGGTGCCTCGCGTGGGGGATGGCTTTCCGCTTGGCTTGGGGGATGCATCCGATTCGAAGATCCGGCCACAAAAAAGCCGACCCGGTCAAGGGTCGGCTGTGGTTCGGGGCGATTAGTTTCCGGTCAGCAGTAGGATGATGAACAGGATCGGAGCGGCGATAAGACAAAGGCCGACAAGCAAGGCGGCCTCGTTTTCCTCCTCTGGTGGTCGTCTCATTTCCACGCCTCTCGAACGGCGGTCCAAATAATGGCCTGCAACTCGAACCCGGCCAGGCCAGCATTTTCGGCGGCGGCCAGGTGTAACCTCTCAAGGCGGCGGTACTGGCACTCGGTCGGCGACTCCTGGCAGTCTGGCGGCTCGGGTAGTCGGGCAAGCTCGCCCGGCGGGATTAGGGCTGATCGCATGGCCCAGACGTCAATTGTCACTCGGCCCGGGTCAAGTCGGCTGATGTTGAGCGAAAAGGCATGGGTCTTGGCGGCTTTGTCGCTGATCGGTACGCCGTTTAGAGCGGCCCAGGCCTTTCGGCGGTTGGCGTGCGGCGTGCATACCGTCACGCTTTCTTCCGGCTCTCCGGCGGCCCAGGCTTCCGCCAGATATTCGGCATCCATCAAATTCCGCTCCCAGCGGTTCCGGGGGCTGAGGGCTGCTATGGTTGAGGCGGCGGCGTGGCGACTGATCCCGACTCGGGCGGCGATGTTGGCGGCGATCTCCTGCGCCATTGGATACCAGGCCAAACCCTCGGCCCGTTGGCGATCCGTGGCAACTCGAAGCCAAGAGCGGAGCCGGGCCGCAATGGCCCGGTCTGACGTTTCGCTGAGGCGTCTCATCTCGCATCCTCCTTCCCGAACACTGCCAGGGCCATGCCCCGGTTTACGTCGAAATGTGCGGCGGCTGACTTGCGGACTAGGAAGGGCCGACCGTCTCGGACAACGTTAAAGTGGGTGTCCAGGTAAGGGTTGTAGTGGACCCACTCGGCGCGGAGGCTGATCAAGCGGCTGGTGATAGTTCCAATCGCGAAGGCGTGGACGTTTTTTTGTTTCTCCCGAAGCACACGGAGGCGGCCAGCCTGGCCCACTCTCCAAATGACGTTTGAAAGCACGACTGCGTCAACGTGAGCTTTTACGATGCTGTCTTGCATGACGGAAAAGCACTTGCTAGATAGGTTCCGGTAAATCTTTACCGGGCGGTCCAAGTCGAGCTTGTACCGGGGATTGGAAGCGTTGCGAAGTCGCAAGGCGCTTGTTGCGTATGCCGCCGGGGCGGCTTGTGTTGTATTAGTCATCGTCCAAAATCATGGCGCCGACCGGCTGATACGCGAGAAAATAATGATCGTTTCTGAAAGCATAAGAAATGCTTATGGGGTCATTAGACATTCTGATATCCCCATTTGTCGATCTTTTTCTTGCTTTACGGTAAATCAGGGTTTTCCCTTAGTCCGATTCTGAGGTCGTTTTTGGCTCAAAAATCGGGCGGGTGTGCCGGGGGCCATTAGGGGAGTGTGCTTAACACTCGGGGTTCGGGTGCTTTACTGTAAGAATACGAAATGGAGGTAACATGTTTGACACGTAGGGGAGTGTGCTTAGTGTGGTGGTGATGACTAACAATAGCAAAATTAAGAAGCACCGCCTTAGCGGCGGTTTTGATCCTCGGGCATATCGGTTTGTCGAGTCTTTCGACAATCGCAGTGTGTCCGTTTTCTCAGGTGATGCCATTAATCCCTTGCCGGGAGAGGTGGCTGATGAGGTGAAGGTAAACGGTTACAGCCTAGACCATTGCACCCATTGTGGTGCTGCTCTGTTGAGCGGTGCCGTATATGAGCATGACAGCGGAGAGCATATCATCATTGGCCGCACCTGTGCGGGACGTTTGGATTTTGAGAGTGCTGGCGATATACAAGCGGCCCACAAGGCAAACCGTCTTTACATCGACGGGCTTCGCAAGGCCATGAATCGTTCCTGGCGTTGGTCGGTCGTCATCCGTTTTCTTGAGGCTGCTCGGGACGATGAAGCCCTTGGTGAATGGGAGCGTTCCATCGCGGAGGATATGCTCCGCAAGCTGGCAAAGTATTTCAGCCTATCCAGAAAGCAGATTGCTTTCATCCACCGCATCGTGCGGGAACATCCCGAGAAGCAGGCGAAGCTGAAAGCTCGCAAGGAGGCAGATGAGGCCATGCGAACCAATGCTCCCGATTGGGAGAGCGGTCGATTCCCGATCGAGGGTACGGTGCTATCTCTGAAGGATGTGGAAAGCGATTGGGGATGGTCTACGAAATGCCTCATCCAGCTTGTTGATGGTCGCAAATGTTGGGGCAGTGTTCCTTGTTCGGTTGAAAGCATCGATAAGGGCGATCCTATAGCCATCACGGCTACATTTACCCCATCAAGGGATGACAGCAAATTCGCATTCTTTAAACGGCCAACGGCCAAGAAAGGGGGCGTGGCATGACATACCAATACGAAGACGAGTGGTCCAGTAAATGGACATTCAACATAGAACACGGACACTACGAGTCCGGAACACCGTACATTGAAATCGTGCGGGTAGTGATAAATGAGGATGAGGTTCCTTTTTATGCCCTCGATTCTAGTTGGATCAAGGACCAGGAAAGTCGGATAGAAATGGAATTTTACGGATGAGGGGTGTCTGGGTTCCAGTCACGCTTCTCAGGGGAAACCTCGGTCCAGCCGAGGCACTACTCGCCGGATACATCGGCGGGTGGCCTGACGGCTGTTTCGCTTCTAACCAGCGTATTGGAGAAGACATTGGATTGTCTGAACATTACGTTCAGGAGTTGATTGGCCGACTGGTAAAACGAGGCATCGTCCAGAAGATGGGACGCAACCATACAAGGAAGATGCGCCTCTCAAAAAGGTACGCGCTTGATGCTATAGCCCAAGGCTAATGATGCTATAGCCCAACATATAACATAGATAACATATAACTAAGTAACTAATAGTAACAATGACTAATAAGAATAATGATAATGGTTTAGCGTCAGAGGTGTCTGACGCTTTCGGCTCCGCCGTTCAGCCCGCCGTCGGCGGCACCTTTTTAATTAACCCTCCATCCTATAAACACCAGGGTGTCACGATGGACGCGCCATCAAAGATGGACCACCTCTACATGGAAGAAATGGAACGTCTAAACAACACTCCAACGCCCGAACAGGTGGATGAGTTGTTCAACGCATTAGGGGGGAGCTTCAAATGAATAAGTTTGAAACTGACCTCTACTATGACTATCTGATCCGTGTGGCTGTCCAATACCATGAGTGTGGACACGATTGGATCGACGCCCACGAATTGATGAATGAGCAATCACGAAACATGGGTCTAAATTTGTCCCGGAAAATAACGAATAACCTATTAACCCGAGCGGTAGTAGTTTGGCTCAACAAGAATGGAGAAAAAATAAAATGAGTGAGTTTGTAGAAACAAATCTATCCGACCTTTACATCCGCAATGCCATTATGGTTGGCATCGCCATGCTGGAGGAATCCATCAACCACATAGATACACCAGAGGGTATGTCTCAGGATGTCCTAGATGCGGCTTTGGAGCCGCTGAAGCCATTGCTGGTTGAGCTACGCGAGTCATGCCTCAAATCCATAGATGAGAATGAGGACGATCTAATAGCCCACGTCAAGGAGTCCACCAAAACAGGATTGGAGGAGGGCTGGGATGTATAAAATCCAGGGAATCAATATGCCGGGCAAAGCCTCGCTAGGCCACCTATTCAACCCCATCCGCGATCGTGAGGAGTTTCTGCGAAAGATTACGTTCCCCAAAACATTGCGTTGGGACAGGGGATCTTTAATGGGCAGGTACGATAAAAAACAACACTTGCAATCAACGTGTGACTATGCAGAACTAATATCTCCTGGCACCTATGACCACAAACGACCAGGTTTGGTATCTGTTGAAAAATTAGATAATTATTATTGGATGACTAATAAGAAAAATGTACGTAGTAAATAAACCCAATCCAGCTATATATCAGGCATTCATGGCCACCGAACGTCTGTTTGGAGCGAGCCAGGAAGATCTGGTGTCTAAAAATAGGCATGAACCATTGGCCTCGGTTAGGGCGTTGTTCTGCTGCATTTTAAACATCGAAATGTGGGTGAGTGTAAGTCAGTGTGCGGATGCAATACATCGTGATCGCACTAGCATCATCTATTATCTGGCAAAACATCCCGATCGGATGGAAACCGACAGGGAATATCGTGAGAGTTATGAAGCTCTCAAAACTAAATTGGAAAAATAATGGACATAGGAACCTACCTTACATTCCACCATGCCGACCGAACTCTTTGCGGTCAGGTGGTGAGACTAAAAAAAACAGCTGACAGTCCCGAGGACTGGAAACTCGAAGTGAGGGGCCAATCTGGCCGCTCGCTAATATTGGAGAGCTACATCAATAGTGGGTGTATGCTCTGGCCGAATTGGGAGCATTGCAATCTATACATTGCAGGCGGATGGGATGCCCTGGCTGATGCTGGGTACATTCGCACCCACCATTTCGATGCGGTAGCTGCCAGAAAAAAGGACCGTCACGATCGTCTCGCCCGGAAACCTGCAATGGTTAGGGAGGACCAGGAGTATGACACCTGATGATCTAAACAAGCATCTCTCGCAGCACATCGATGCTGTCATGAAAACCTATTTCCCGAACGCCAAGCGTCGTGGCTCTAGCTACGCAATGGGCGATTTGGATGGAAGCGAAGGCCAATCCACCGGAGTGTATCCCGGTAGGGGCGGTGTCTACCTCGCCAAAGATAAATCGACTGGTGAGTCTACCAACATTCTCAAATTGGTGATGCGACAGGTGGGCAACTACCATGAAACCCAGGCAGAGATAAAGGCATTGTTGGGCATCACTGACGTGCAAACAGTGGCATCTGCACCCAAACCTGAGCCGCCGAGTGTGCAGATCAAGCCTCTGACTGGATCATGGGCGATGGAATACCTGACAAAAAAACGTGGACTATCTACTAACACGCTCCGCAAATACGGGGTGAGGAGCCATAGTCGCAATAGTAGCTACAACACAGATTTTTACGCATTTAAGTTTGTTAGTCCCGATGGTGACTATGTGATGCTGAAAAGTGTGGGCATCGATAAGTGTGACAAAGGGAGGAAAGATATTTGGTCCACTGCTGCATATGCCACGCTGTGGGGGTGGCCCACCGTTGATGATACCGCCGATCAAATCACCATATGTGAGGGGGAGATAGATGCTATGTCCCTTGATGACATGGGTGCTGATATGCCTGTGATGTCAGTACCGAGCGGATGTTCTAACCTCGGTTGGATTGAGAATGATTACGAGGCATTGGAACGCTTTGAAACCATCTACCTTTGTTTCGATAATGACGAGGCTGGAGAGAAGGCTGCCAATGAGGTGGCCAAACGTCTGGGAATCACCCGGTGCAAACGGCTACGTGTTCCAGATCCCCATAATGACCTCAACGATTTGTTGATATCTGGGGGTGGTCTTGGTCCTCTATATGAGAACGCCGAATCATATGATCCCAAGACACTCAAACCAGTCGATGGTATGGCAGCCGAACTTGCTGAGGAGATTGGTCGGTATCAACAGGAGAACGAACACAATCCATTCTTGTTTCCAGAACTCAAATACAGGTTTCGGAAAGGTGAGCTAACCATTGTAGGTGGATATCCAGGACACGGCAAAAGCCAGTGGCTTTACCAGAGCTGCATGCATGAGATGATCAACAATGATCGACGTGCCTGCATTGCATCCTTTGAGATACCTAGTAAGTCTATGCTATTCAATATGTTATGGATGCATAATGGTCATATGCCAAAGGAGGACAGTATCCAGTCTGACCTTACGCAGTTTCAGGATCGATTGTGGTTCATCGAAGGCGTAGAGGGTGGAACAAATAGCTGGGAGAGTTTGCACCAAGACTTCTTGTATGCACATCGTCGATACGGTGTGGATTTGTTTGTCATCGATGCACTCATGCACATTGCAGCCAAAGATGATTGGAGTGGTCAAGAACGCATCGCCAAAGATGCCGCTAAGTTTGCCATCGATAATGATGTTACCGTATTACTCGTCTGCCATGCTGATGCGAAAAAGGCTGGGTCTGGACAAGTCCCAGAGCTGGAGGACGTATTGGGTGGCCAAGGTATTGGTGCGGCAGCCCATGCAGCCGTTATGATTTGGCGGAATAAAGCCAAAGAAAAGGCCGTAGAGGCCGGAGAGGATGTCACAGATGAGATGCCTGATGGTCGAATGTACGTGCCAAAACAACGTGCAAATGGTGTGACAATATATCGCGATTTATGGTTTGACACTACTCGTCGAACCTTTTCACTAGAACCTAAACCTCAACCGGGAGTGGATCTCCCGTTTTAATTATGACCACAGTAACAACACGTAAGCGCCTAGGTGATCCCTGGGAATCAAGTCAGGGAAATACCTATTTCCCTTTTGT